GTTCCTTAAAGTAGTGTGCTGCCGAGTTCAAACCCGGAGCCCGTCCCTCCGCTATCTGCACTGCCCTTGCTGAACGTCCGCTTGAACAACCCGGAGAAGCCACCAGCAGATTCGCTGAGGTCTAACGAGCCGCCCTTGCTGAATGTCCCTGAGCTGTACATCTGTCCCAGCAGGTTTGCACCTGCCTGCGCTGCGAAGGTTCCGATGCTCGTGTTCTTCTTGGCCGGCCCTTGGATCTCGGCGAACCGAGCGTTGGCTTGGAAGATGTTGGTGTCCAAGCTGTTGTACATCTGGTATTGCACTTCGCGGCGGTCTTCATCCAACTGAAAGATCTGTCGGTTAAAGATCGTCTCCGCGTCGTTCTGCTCGATCTGAGCGTTGAGGTCCAGTACGTTGTCCATCATCTGCACCGAACCACCACCCACGCCAGCGGCACCTGAAGCAGCGGCCAAAGCCCCTGCCTCCTGCGCTGCCTTCAACCGTTGGGAGAAACCTCCCTTGGTCATCTGCTCCCCGAGTTCCAGTTGCTTCTTAGAAATATCATTCGACACCTCCCCGCCTTGGCGAAGCATGTCGTTGTTCTTGATACTCTGTGTCATCCGGTTCAGGGAAGCAGTTGCCCCGGCCTTCTCGTTGCTCACTTCCCGTTGCAGGTTAGCGATCTTCGTGTTGGCCTTGTTGGTGATGTTCGTTGCCTTGGCTTCGTTCTGGCCCTTAACAGCGCCCATTACGGCCATTGCTGCTAGAACCCAAAACATTATGCTCTCCTTGTGAAGAATTGCCCTGACCACTCGATTGCGGAAAGCCCGAACGGTAGCCAAGAGCGGCTATGGAGTTTGACCTTGACGTTGCGGATCTCCTTGTACACGCCGACTGTAATGTTGGCGGACTCTTCGATCTGCTGTCTGTTCAGAACCCATGCACCGGCTGGTCGCGCTACCCAGTTCAGCACCTCGACCTCTGTTTGATCCAGTGTCTCCAGATCCAGAGTGCGTGCCTTTACTGCGGCGCTATCAACCAGCGTTACGACCAGCGTGCCTAGAGTCAGGCGCCCGTCGAGGATCGCCTTGCCGTCCGAGTCCCGCATGTACGGGTTGGTCAGGACGACGGCGCTGTCGTAGTTGAAGCCGAGCTGCATACTCCCCACGTCGTCCGGGAACTCTGCGGTTAGCTGGTTGACCATGGCGTAACTGCGCCCGATCAGGAAGAACTCGTCTGCTGTAGCGTCCATTGCAACTGCGCAGATGTCTCCGTAGAGATCTGCTGTCAGTGTGCCCGGTGTTCCCAGTACGCGCATGCTGTCGAGGTACGGCAAGGTGCTGAGTGATGCGTTAAGCGAGAACTCGTCCAGCACGAGGTACGTGCCAGCGGTTCCCTGCCGCAGTGTGACGGTCATCATGGCGCCGTCTTTACCGGTGATACCGGCCAGCACTCCCATGTTTTCGTCCCACGTCCAGCGGCTCCAGCTATCGAACAGGCGCTCTGTTTGGCCCGGTGCGTCCAAGTAACTGAACACGTACACGCCATTCTTAAGACCGTCCGTCCGCACGAAGATCGCCGAGGGAGAGGTTGTTGCGACCAGACCTTTCGGGCTGCCTTGCAGGTACTTGCTGAGCTGTTGCGTGACCTCAAAGGTTGCAACCGTGCCAGCGTAAGCTCCTGTCTGCATCTGCTGCAATGTCAGCTTGTGGTCGCGTGGCTGAGTGTAGAACACCAAGTTACCGGCGCTCACTGGCGGGCAGCGGTTGCTGTCTGCGTAGCTCGACTGGATCGCCATGTACGGGTTCTGCGGGAGCATTGCTTCCCGGCCAGAGATTGCGTACTGCCACACGTTGCCGAACAGTAGCAAGTCCCGGTCCAACAGCGCGCCGTCTGTGATAACGTCGTCTTCGGAGCCCAGTGCGAACACTTCAATCGGGTCGTCGTTCGCTGTGATAAGCGCTGACGATTTGAAGAAGTTGAAGTAGTCGCCGCTTCTGGAGAGCAGCACCGTTGACCCGGCCACAACCATCAGGCGATCTTGGAACACCCGTAGGTAGTTGATCGTCTTCCCGAACATATTGGGCAACGGCTGGCTGTCGTAATCCCCGGAGCTACTGGTAGCCCAGCTCGGTGGGGACACTCCTGCGATGCTCTGCAAGATGGTCGCAGAGCTAGCCATGTACAGTGTGCCGGAGACGATTGTCCCGACCAGCGTGACGAATCCCGGCGTGACGACGGTGCCTGCTGTCTCTTCCCAAATCACGCGGGTCCATCCACCGCCTACCGGAACGGCCTCGGGCACTGCCCGTGCTTTAACGTAGAAGGACTTCTGATCCCCGCCAGATGTCAACCGTGGCGACACCTTGACGACCTTGCCGGGGATGTGGTAGACGCTCAGGTTGTTGATGCTGTCCACTTCTCGGAACACCGCGTCCACTTGGCTACCATCCGAGCTGTCAGTGATGCTCAGCTTCGTGATGTTAACGAAGACGATTGTGCCGTCTGCGCCGAGGTTTGCCGCGTCACTAGACGGGAAGCCGTTTGCAACCAATGCGTTCCGCAGGTTCGCTGCAATGCTGGCTGGTACGATTGCTGCGGCAGAGCTACCGATCCACTGGTTCACTGCCGTCTGGTAGGCGTAGATCCTGTCGTTCACCAGCTTGTTGTAATCTGGGTTAGATGTCAGGATGTCGCTCGTGTCCAGAACGCCCGGATAGTACGAGGTAGGCGTTGTGTAGATCCCGGTGTACGAGTTGCCGTTCGTATGCGTGGCCTTCAGGGTGTACGTGCGGCTGTAGTTGCCACCCTTCACCACCGCCACTCCGCGATTGTCAGCCTCCCACGGAGTTGCGTCAGAGTAAGTCGTTGGCACCTGCTTTGCAGCCATCAGGATGAACCGGCCAGCGGATGTCACCGACGAGATCCCGGTGTCCAGCACGGCAGCCATAGTGGCGTCACCGCCGCTGATCTGCACAGGCATGAACTTGCGCAGAGTCTTGTCCACTGCGATGATCCCCGGCGCCGTGCTGCCGACTGGCTTGGCTCCGTGCCGGAACATGAAGCCATATTCGGTATTGCCGAGGTACAGGGAGTGTTCCCGGTAGTCCTCAAGGTCAGCCTCAGTTGCAGGCGACAGCGTGGCAGTTGTCAGCAGCTCGTCTTTCTTCACGCTGCCAGCGCGGCGAACCAGCCCGCGCACCGGGTCAGAAACCATGTTGTCCTGAGCCCAATGCTGACCGGGATACCGCTGGTGAGCTACTTGCTCGGATACACCGCGAATCAGGGACTCGTAGTTCCCGGTCTGCTTGGTCATCGGTAGCGCCTCGTAGCGTAAGGGATGCGGTTCTGGTAGCGAACGGAACCCACCTCGCCTTGGTTCAGCACGTTGGCTTTAACTGCACGGGTGTGGTCCATCATCACTAGAGCGTAAGAGGCTTGGTACTCTTCAGCCGCAGCGGTTTGTTTTTGCTGGTCCCCGTCGTAGTCCAGTTGGAACTTCTCCACCGTTGATGCACGCACAAGGCGCTGCATGTTGTATGGCAGGTCGGTGAACGGGAGGAAGCGGATGATCTTCACCTTGATCGGCGAGCCGGTCGTGAAGTATTCGGAGTTGTTGTTGTCGTACAGTTTGCGGCCTCGGATAGAGAGCCACATCGGGTTGAAGTTCCCGGCCGTGCAGAGCGACAGGCAATCAGCAGGCACAAACACTTGGCCATCCGTCTGCGGTTGCAGCGTAACGGCTTCGATGTTGAACCACCAACCCGGTCCCTGTTCCTGCGTGTTCGCATCATTGAATGCGGCGCGGGCGTTAGTGACCATCGGGTTCGTGCTGTTTGCTATGCTGTTGACAGGCATTTCGCCCATCGACGCTAGGCATTTGTTGACGACATCCAGTTCTGTTAAAAACATGTCTGTCTCCTAAACGCAAAAAATCCCGCAACAGATGCCGGTTAGGGCACCCATTGCGGGAGAGTGGCTACGCCTTAGAAGGAGTAGATTGCACCGGCAAACTCTGCGCGGTTGGAGGTTGCAGCGAACGCCAACCATGCGTCAACGAACCAGTGCTTGGACACGTCGTCGAAGAAGACCTTGGTTTGCAGGTCGATGGTGGAACCGGCCAGAACGGCGCGAGCCGAGAAGGCCACGGCGACCAGCTTGGTGAAGTCGCCGACGTAGTCCGGGCCCATCAGGTTCGACACGGAACCGGCAGTCGCTTCAGCTTCAACCCAGTTTGGCAGGTTGTTGGTGCTGATGACTGGAACGCCCCACGCCTTGAAGATGTGACCTTCAACCGAAGTACCAGCAGCAGTAACGTAGTTACCGTTGATGACTTGCTCGGCTTCCAACAGGGTGTAGAACACTGCCGGACGAACGAAGATGAACAGGTCGTCCATGATCGGGTCAACGTCTTTCTCTTCCATCTGTGCGAACAGGGAAGCGAAGGCGCTGTACAGCTTGGCCGGGTCATTCTGATCGCCAGCAGCGGCCAGAGTTACCTTGGTGCCGCCGTGGTGGCCGGGCAGCTCGGTGGTGCTGAAGTAGGTCGAGTTGACCAAGTTGGCAGTCTTGACCGCTTGGATCAAGAACGCTTGGTCCTTCATCTTGGCGATTTTCTTGCCGTGCTCAACTGCGATCTCTTTACGAGCATCGTAGCTGGTTTGGAACACGTCCAGCAACGGCAGGGTTGCACGGGCCAGAATGGTGCGGTCAACCTGCACCGAGTTCTTGCCGAACTGCGACTTGGTGCCGTTCGGGGTTACGCCCGGTACGATCACTTGCAGCGCCGATTCGCCGATAGCGAAGTTCGACACAGTAGTGGTGCCCTTCACAGGCTTGATGTTGATGATCGGCTCGGTTTTCGACCGGCGCATGATCGTGCCTTCGACATCGGAAGTGAACTTCTCGATCTGGAGGGCGTAGATGTCGTCCGTCGCAGGGTTGTCGCGGCCATTTCGGGCCAGTGGGCGAACTACGTTAAACACGTCCAAAGACATA